TTAATCAAGTAGAGCTTTCCAAGTGTTTATACCCACTATACCATCTGCTACTAAATTTTTATTCTTTTGAAAAGCTTTAACTGCATTTTCAGTAAATTGTCCAAACACACCATCTACACCTGATGAGCCTAAATTATATTGCTTTTTCAACAATGTTTCTTGAATTATTTTAGTTATTTCACCTTTAGCTCCTTTTCTAACAATAACTAAAGCAGCTAATGTCCTAGGTCCTAATATCCCATCTTCCACAAGCTTTGAATTGAATTGAATATTTAGTTGTTTTTGAAGCCTTAAGATCATAGTGTTTTTCCTATACTCTGGCATAGGAGTAATTTCTACCGTATCTTTATCCTGCTTTGAATTTAAATCCTCCAATTCTAATCCCTGTACAATTGCTTCTGCAATTGCATTCTTCCCTAAAGTCTTGTAAAGTTCCATATCTTTTTTATTATCTAAAAAGCAAATTTCAATGAGCATAGCTGGACATTTAGTTCTTCTTACAACATATATCCAAGCTCCATCTTTTACTCCCCTATTCCTAAATCCTAATTTACTCATATTATTTAATATATTTCTAGCACTGTTAAGCTTTCTTCCTTTATAAGTGTATATTTCTGTACCATTACCGCCTCCGGCGTTAAAGTGTATGCTTATAAATAGTTCTGTATTATTTGCATTAGCCTTATTTGCCCTATAAGAAAGAGATTCACTTACACTATAGGAGGTCTCTTTTGTACAATCTACAACAGTATGACCCATGGACTGCAGCTTTTTAACTATCTCTCTACCAACTTCTCTAGTTAAACTTTCTTCTTTAATTCCTGGACTTCGTGCTCCCAAATCATATCCAGACACACAATGCCCCATATCAATGGCTATTTTCATATACATATCACCTCTATATTATACTATGTATACATATAGCGCAACGTCACTACAAGCATAATTTACATAACTTAAATATATCTTTGTCTATTTTATATAATAAATAATCCTCCTTATTGTTTACTTTACAAATAAGGAAGATTATTTTAATCTAGCTAACTTTATTTTTAAGTCTTAGCTTATCAGCTACCATAGCTATAAATTCACTATTTGTTGGCTTGCCTTTATCATTGTGTATAGTTAAAAGCTAGTCATATCAACGGTTTACGATTTCTAATATATTAAATACCAATAAATTTTTTTCATTTTTATAGGTGTATTTTGTATATGTTTATACGTTTATTTAGAATCTATTATAACACTATATTAAACTAAAATACAAGTATATTTCGAAGTCCTTTTAAAAGACTTCAAAATTAACTGACTAAATTTAACTTACCCCGGTGTTTCACCTTGTCAGCGTGACATTAATTCACTATGTTTTGAAAATCCTATTTCAGACATAACAAAATGTGATTTCCGAAATCCGTACTAACAAACAAGTTCACAAAATGAACTTAGGTACGTTTAATTTCACGAACCCTTTTAAAAGGGAGCGTCAAATTAAACGTACTAACCTAAACAAGTTCACAAAATGAACTAAAGGGTACTCAAACTTTGAGTACCCTCCAACTTGTCGGATGCAATTAACTAAAAAAATGTGAGGGTGTAGGTTTAACCTACACCCTTTACTTTTGTTCATGTACTTCTTTTGTAGCTTGTCTTACACTTGACTGTCCAAAATATGTACCTATAACCATACTAAATATAGTTAAAAATTCTGTACTAGAAATATATTTACCTAAAGCTAGTATACAAAATACTATTGTTAACATTAACGCTATTATCTTTTTAATCTGAAAAAAGTTAAATATAAATTCCTTCATAATTATATATACCTCCTATGCTCTTAATAATACTTTCCATGTATTAATACCTACAACACCATCTACACTTAATCCATTCGCCTTTTGAAATTGAAGTACTGCTGCTTTCATTTCCTCTCCAAATGTTCCATCTGCTCCATACTTAGGCAATTTGTATCCTTTTAATAGTAATATTTTCTGTATAATCCTAGTAATATTACCTTTTGCTCCTTGCCTAACTACTGGTAAATGGTCAATTGTAATATCTCCAGCCCATCCATCTACTTTTATTCCAGCATTATATTGTATATTTAATTCGTTTTGAAGTTCTCGTATAATATCTCCATTAATATTTACTTGCCATGTTTCTTGTTTGGTTTGAACTGGCTTACTTATTGCAGCTTCATTTATTATTTTCACATAGTCTTTATGTATATAGCATCTATTATATCCCTTATACAAACTATAGCAGTGATACCACTCACCCTCTAAACTCCATAAGGTTACTTTGTCACCTTTGTTAACACTTCCTAAAATAGCTCCATCCATACCAGCATCTAATCTAACATTAACACCATTACCTGTTATAACTCCAATTTTATCTCTTACACTTGTATCGCTAGTTGCAGAGGGAGCAGTTTTAGTTGTTGAAGTGGAAGCTTTTCCATTAACAACTGCATTTCTTATTTCTTCTAGTGGGTAATTTCTCCCTGGACAATCTGTACTATTTAATTCTCTGTGACCTTTAATATCTTTTATACCTAGTGATTTACATAATGATATAATAGCTTGTTTTTGTACTTCTGGCATTGTTTCTACCATATATTTTCCTTCGGCACATATGCCAATTGTATTAGTGTTGTTATGCAAACAATGTGCGCCCATAGTATAATCCGGTCTACCTTTGTATATTTGTCCATCTTTTCTAACAAAATAGTGATATCCTATGCCTTGCCAACCTCTACCTCTGTGCCATCTGTCTATATCTTCTACGGTACAATTTGTAGCTTCTGCATGGTGTAAAACTATTCTACTAGGATAATTATTATGTGGTAATCCTTTTAACCTTCTACTTACTTCTGTTTCTATAATATTCATTCATACATCATCCTTTCTATTTTTAAATTTATTACTCAAATAATCTACTTAAACAATCCATGTTGAATTGCATAAAAAAAGAAGCCTACAAAGCTTCCTACAAGTAATCCCATGAACCATCTAATTGTTACTGTTAATCCTTTTAAATCCTTACATAAGTTCTTAATTTCTGTCCTAAACTCCCTTCCATCCTGTTCTATCTTATCCAATCTTCTGTCATGTTCTTTTATTTCTTCCGTATGTTCATTTATCTTTATTTCCATTACTTCATTATTCATTTCCATTTACCTCCTCTAATTATTTTCCACCTCCTATTGGTACTATTTTAAATATTTACTCGATTTTTTGCATAATAAAAACCTCTAACTTTTATTTGTTAGGGGTTTTATTTTTTTAATTATACAGTTTTTATTCAGCTTTCTTTACAAGCTTGTCCTCAATTTTAATGTAATTTTCATAATTATATTTACATTCTTTACACTTTTCAATTTGTTGAATATTCATATAATATCCTATTTTTTTACAAACATCTATCATAATTTTACCATCATCATTTATTTTAAAATTAGAATCTTCCAATAATAAAGATTTATGTATTCTTTTAATATCACTTATGTTAATAACTGATTCTTTGCCTGTAAGATTTCCCAAATAATGAAAATTAGGCAATTCAGGATTATTTTTAACATAATTTATTTTTTCTTTATTTCCACCAAAAGTTGTTATTGGTATAACGTATACAAACGGATAATCAGCATCATTATTAAACTTATCATTTTGCACGATTAACGCCATTCTTCTTTTGTGTCTTATAATAACATCAATCTCATTAGATTGTTTTCTTTCATTGATACTATTGAAATCTAAATTATTTTCTTCATGTATTTTTCCAGTATATGAAGCATTTTTAATTGAATCATATATAATTAAAGGTCTTTGTTCTGAAAATGGGATAGCTGACCAAAATATTTTTCCTCGTTTAATTTCATTATTAGAAACTAACTCTATATCTTTATATTCCATTTAATTTTCCATCATTTCCTTAAGTAATTTTATATCTTTTTCATTTAATTTATCTAAAGCTTCATCATATTTACTTTTGTAACTTTTAGTAGTAAAATGCTTTTTATCTTCTTTAGATGCTTTAAACTCTCTTAAATTAATCACCTTTCCCATATTTACCCCTCCATTATTTTTACTTGTCCATCTCTTTAATATCATTCTACCACATTCACCCCTCGATTTTCAATATTTAACAAAATATTTACGATAAACATGAATAATTTTTATGTTTTTGCATATAATTCATTTTCAATATTCACTATGCTAACCATGTAGATAATTATTATTCATGTTTATATTTATCGGTATTTATATTCATACCTATATATTACCATAAATTGTAAATATATCAAACTGGTAAATGGGAGAATGAGGTGAAAATAACTAAACCTCCAGTACCACTAAAGAAGTCTAGTTATTTACGTCTTTCACCTTTATTTTATTAATATACAGTCATGTCTGATATACTTATATTATTATCGTCTTCAAAAAATAATATGATTTCGTTTCCATCTGAATGCCAATCTTGTATGTCATCTTCTCTAATATACACATCACAAATTTCTTCATTGTTGGCATAATTGTGATTAGGCACTTTGGTAAATCCTCTATGTTTTAATTCAGATTTTTGTAAAAAATTTAAATAATTTTTATCAACTTCATAAAATTTTAATTGGGTCATCATATCCTCCATATTCAGAACAGCAAAAAAGGTAAGAATATTTTCTAATTCTCACCTTAATAAGCCATTAAGTTCGCTCTTAAAGTGGCGAAACACTCAACATTAAGTTCACCTTTTAAAGTAGTGAGACACTTGTCATTAAGTTCGCTCTTAAAGTGGCGAAACACTCAACATTAACTATTTAATTTTAGTGTGTATATTAAGTATATATTTAATTGTGCACAAAGTCAAGTATTTTATGGCATACTTTTGTAAAATTGTAAGTTATGCAATAATTCAATTATATAACGTTTTTGAGTTATTCTTTATTATTTATATTTAATTCTTTCTCTAATGTTTCTTCAATATTATCAAAATCCCAATACCAAATTTCTAATATTTTTATATATTATTTTCCACCTCCTATTGGTACTATTTTTAAAATTAATTAAATATTATTTTTGATTTTTATTTAATTTTTTGCTTCTACTATTGCTTTATTTTTTACTCTTTCTTTGAAAGTTGTTTCTTTCATTTCTTCCCCCTCATAAACAAAAGGATGACAAAAGTCATCCTTCCATTGATTTTTAGCAGTTTACTCTGTAATGGTAATGAGTTTTAGGTCTTCATACCGACCAATGGATATGGGTTTTTCGTCTCCATACCGACTATATTAATTTTAATAAAGTTTACCATACTAGTGAGTAATACTCTAACCGTCACACTCGGTATAATCACCATAATATTTTTTAATTCTCTATCTGTGATACTGAATCAAATGTTATTCCAGAAAAACTGATATACTCCACGTTTCCACTCATATAACATATATCTCCATTGGGGTCTATATCTACTCTTCCAACAACATTTCCGCCCGTATTAACACTAAATATCTCCCTGAATGTTGGTCTATAGGGTGGGTCTAATGTAGCTATAACGCTCCCACTACTAGCAGTTCCGTTACTGTTTCTTATCATACCTCTCAATCTAACAACACCACATCCTTCCATTTTACAAACTAAATCACTATAATTACCACCGTACCAACCCCAGCCACCATTCGGAATTATAGGATGCCAATAATCTCCTGTGTTTGTTGTCCAAAAGCCGTATTTTTCATTAAATTTAGCTACTACTTGTGTGTTAAATAGCCCCGTTGGGTCAGTTTCTATTACATCGGTATGCAGACTTAGCTTTGGTGTAGCTATTGTAAAATCAATAGCTTTTTTCCACTCTCCATCCGTTCCTGGTGTACCATCTTGAAAAATACCATTAGGCTCATATTCGGTACGAGCTGGTTTATTCGAGCTCAACCAACCATTTTGCATATCTATTGTATTAGTCAGTACAATTTGGGCGGGTTCCAAGGATGTCTCTATTTTCTTATTGTAATCAAGCCATGTTTTATCTTTACCTTGTAGCCACACATGACCAGCGTCCATTATCAATTTTCTTGTAGCATTTTCGTCAAGAATGCTCCTCTCTCCGTCTGTAGCAATAAAAGTTCCACCCTTGATTATACTTCCCTCAATGTCAACGGCTTTTATCTGTCCTGCTCCTAAGAAATTACAATTAATTCTCCCATACATGTCGATAGCGGTTTCCCACTCAGATTCGGGGATGTTATAGCCACGTGAATAAGCCAATCCATTTTTGTTCCATCTCCATACTTGTGTCGCTGTTGAAGGGTCTTCGGTGTCCATGATTAGAATTTCGCCATTACGCTTAACTACATAGCCGCCGAGTCCTTTTTGGATTACATCAATAGAATCATTCATAGATTTTTCTAGTTCAGATTTTGTGGACTGTAGATTTTCTTTTAACATATCTACAGAATTTTGTACGCTATTTAATCTTTTCATTACATTATTTTTTATATTATTTAACATATTTTTAAGTTCAATGTAAGTATCATATGTTATGTCCCAATTACAAATTTTAAGATTTATTAAGTCGATTTCATAATCTTCACTACTTTCGTTTATTTTATTCAATTCATCTATATATTCTTTCTGTTTATTTTCTTCTAATGTTTGAAATTTTTCATCAGCTTTTAACATTTCAACTAATTTTTCTTTGTCAACTATTAGCATTTGTGACAAATTAGCTAACTCTGTAGTATATGAATTTAATACATTTTCCTGATTAGTCAATCTTTTGTTGCTATAGTTTATATCCTTACTTAATTTATTTATCTCTCTTTTAGTTTCGGATCCAAACTTGTCAACATAGTTACCTAATTCTAATTTTATATACTTTTGAGAAATACAATCATACTGATAGCTTATTATCCTAGCTTGTATGTGTATACTAAGCGGTTCATAATTAATTGTTACTGAATCACCAATAAAACATTTCTCTAATATTTTATATTCCTTGTATTCTTCTGTGTCAAAGAGGGATACAAAATCAACTCTAAAGTTACTCTTTGGTACATCAATATGTTGTTCAGAGAATAGTTTATTTGTTTTTTCTCTTAGCAACCTATATATTTCATTAATATCATGTATTCCCTCTTGGTTATCAGCAACTAATTGTATATCATCAAATCTTTTTTCAACTATATATGGGTGACTATAATTACTTATAAGAGGACTGTCTATGAATTTTTCGGGTAGCTCTATAACTGTATTATTTATAGAGTTTAGACAAGTTGATATTACTCTCGTACATAGTTCCGTTGTGTCTGTTTGTACTTCTATTCCAGTTATATTTTTACCATATTTGAGCGTAAATCCTCTATCAACTCCCCTATGATTTTTCATAATTATATTGAAATTATCTCTTACTATTTCACCACCCCAACGGTTAAGAAAGCTATTTTCATCATTTCCCAATAGACAATCAACAATATTTTTTCTAATATAATAACCAGTAGAAACTGTAGTAATATCACTAGAACCTACAAATCCCATTTGTACTATAGAATCAGCTAGTAATTTCTTTATAGCGTCATCTGCTAATGTATCTGTTGGTCTACTGTCAAGTACCATGTTGTCTAAAAGGTCATAGAAAATATGATAAGCAACAATGTGTATAGATTTTTCATTCTCCCTCTTGTGAGTTATACGGAATAACTGTTTTCCATATTCGGGTGTAGGTACTTTTATAATATTTTCTTCTGTAAGATATTTATACTTTTCACTTTCTGTAATAGGATACTCCATTTCTAATTTATATAATCCGTTTAATTCTTCTGTGACAACGCAACTTATACATTCATTCAACACACATAATCCCATGTGTCCAAAATCTTTCTCACGTTTATCGTAAACATTAATCATGTATTATTTTCACCTCCAATATTCAAATAAGGTACTTCCAAAACGGAAATACCTTATAAATAACATTCATTTTTTTTAATTTTTATTAATTGTATATTCCCTTCCCATGTTATGGTAGACTCTCCTACCGAGAAAACTGGAAAGTCTGAATATAGTTTATTGTTTTGTCCTTCTAAAACTCCATTGTATTCTTTGTAACATTCCTCTATATCTGTATTAATTGTTATGGAATCTTCTATATTTTTTAGCAATATATCTTTGGTAGAATTGTTGTGTTCAATATGAAGTATTATATCTCCTGTACCTACAACTGATATAATCGGTTTACATTCAAGTGTACCATTATTGCATATATTTATTTTCTTCTTGTTAATCGTATGCCATTCTTTAATGTATGGTGGTATATCGGTATTAACTTGCAATGTACCGCCCTTAAAACTCTGTAATGTTAATGGTTGTGGTAATTTTTCTATAAACGGTGTTGCTAGTTCGTAGTAAACTGTAGGTGCTAGTGTTGCTAATGTTTGTTTTAATTGTTCTATTGTTGTTATACCACCTTTTTCATATACAAATACTAATCCACTTGCTGTGGCGTAAACCCCATTTTTATTTTTAGCCATATATTCATCATATGTTAAATACGGAAGTTTATCACAAAGTAACACAGAATTACTTTTACCATTCCAAGGGTCTAGAGCCATGTAAGCATGTGTTGTATTTGTACCGAAATACCTCCAGTTACTTTCTGTACCATTTAGTACCATTTTACCTATTTTTCTAGTAATCGTATCTCCACTAGCAAGGTCTCTAACGTTATTAAAACCTCTTAAAACAATGTTTAAAATGTCTAATTTATCGCTCTTGTGAGGTTCGTATGGTGTTGCGGTTGTACCTTCTTCTATCTGTAAATCTCCATAAGTTTGCGTTATTCCTGTTTTATTAAATATTTCAAATGTTATTATATTTTGTGTTGCAGTATAACTTCTTCCAGTAACCTCTGGTAGTAATATTTGGTTATTATCTCTAAGTCTAAGTATAAAATTGTTATTATTACTTGATATGGTGTAAGTTTTACCTATTACAACATTTTTCTTAATTCGTAAATGTGAATTATTATCTAAAGTATAACTATCTGTATTTTTAATTCCTGTTCCATATCCAATATACCAATCATTAAAATTCGCTAAGTTTTTCCCACACGATAAAGCTTCTATTTTATTGCCCTCAACTTCGCCTACTGATTTAATACCATCAAACCACTTTATATTAGCATCGCACCATTCTTTCGTAGGCTCGTTACCTGTTCCAAACATGGCGGTTAGGTCTATACAAAGCATTTCCTTAAACTTAATTTTCTTTTCCGAACTCCAATTTAGAATTCTTTGATAAAAAGTTACTGCATTAGAATTATTAAAGGAACTGATAACTGAATATCTTTTCCAAATATTGGTTGGCACATCTGCACAGCTTACTCTAGCACCTTCTATCCCTATTTCAATTGAATCAGCATAATCAGTGTATATATTGCAACTGACATAGTATTTGTGTTGTGCTGTACCATTTATCATAGTATAAACACCTCTAGCTCCAGCATCGTTAGGAGATGCTGTTAAAACATTATTTTCAACACTAATAGATGATAAGTTTCCCATCCACCCAGTAGTTCCATTACTAAAATCTCCATTCTGTATTTCGTTTTTTAATGTATTACCACCTATCTCAATATTCATCATTCCATCACAAGTGGCATTCGTACTAACTATATTTCCTAAAACTGAATTGCTAGTTGTTTCTACTTCCCAATTTATTTCATTTTCATCTTTTAAATGTTTTAATGGCTGACATTCAAATTGAACTATAAATCTATATGCTAATGGTATAATTTTCTCAAAAGGTATCTGATTAATTATTGTAGCTTTATAAATTTTGTCAGATTCATTAGAAAATATAACCTCATCACTACCATCTAGCCAAGCACATATTTTATCTATATTTCCATCCATTAATGTACATTCTACAGATTTAACAGTGGATTTATATGTTTTATAATCTTTTGTTAGAAAACCGTCTCTACCTAGCACTTCTATTTTTTCTACATTTTTTTCTGATTTAATAATTTGGGGTAGCTTATTAACTACTATCCCCATATCCAAGCTGTTAGTATTATTGAAAATAAAATAAGATTGCATTAATAAGCACCTCCTCTACTTAAATTATATTGTTTTTTGTAAAATTCAAGTTCTTCAGCAAAACTCTGTACACTTTGTTTTCTATCGTTTACAAATTTATCTATCGTTATATTTATTCCACCATTTCCACCTAAATCTCCACTTGTTAATGCCTTATTTTCTTCTTTAGTTAAAACTCTTTCGCCTTGGTGTAATCTAGCTATATAACCATCATATGGTACATAATCAAGTCCGTTATAGTGACTTCCATTATATCCACCACTATCACTCATTTCATTCTTACCTTTTCGCCAAAACATTAATTTATCTTTTAGCCATTCAACCTTTTTACCTACCCAACCAGTTAAGTCTCTCCATATATTTTTCATACCTTCCCATACACCTTTAAAAATTGCCTTACCTGCGCCAAAGAATAACTTAGCGGCACCTTTTATTATTTCAACTAATCCTTTAAGTAAGTTAGGTAATAGTTTTTTCATACCTTCCCAAGCGGATTTAAATATACCTTTTACACCTTCCCATACTTGTCCCCAATCACCTTTTATAATTCCAGTTGCTACCTTTATAATATTTTTAATTATATCTAACGCTGTTTTTATTATTATCTTAATGCTATTCCAAATTGGTACTACTATAGCCTTTATTTGTTCACCGTTATTTTTCCAAAAATCCTTTATTGCTTTAAGAGCTTCCCCAACAAAGGTTTTTAATCCATCCATTATTTGTTTAATAGAATCAAATACACTACTTAAAAATTCTTTAAATTCTGTTGCACCTTCGCTTGAACCATTAAACCAATCAATAAACGCTTGTAGTAATTTACTTACATTCCCTATTGTAATTTCTAATAAATATCCAACAGATTCAAATAATTTTGTTAAAATTTCTTGTATGATGGGCATATTTTCTTGTAGCCATCCCACGAATTTTTCTATCAAAGGACTTAGCTTTTCTCCCAATTCCGTAAATAATCCCATAAATTGTTTTTTTAGCAAATTTAACTGTACTTTAAGAGATTTGTCATAAGAATCAGAAGCTTTGGATACCGCACCTTCCGTTTCACCCATACTTTTTATAAACTTTTCTATGTCAAGGTCGCTTTCTCCCAAAGCTTGTGCCATTTGGGGACCCGCTTTAGCACCAAAAATTTCACTTGCCATCTGTGCTCTTTTCATGGGGTCTTCACATTCAGATATGTCTTTTGTTAGCTTTTTTAATTCTTCTGGAGATTTAACTTTTTGTAGTGCTTTAGAAAATGCGGTACTTGCAGTCTGTGCATCTATACCAGTCTGTGCAAACATAGCCATATAACCAGTGGCTTCATCCATAGACATTCCAACTGCTTTTGCCGCAGGAGCCATTTTAGTTAATCCTGCTTGTGCATCCTGTACGCTCATGCCATAATCTTGACTAAGTACAAGCAACTTGTCCATAGAAAGAACAGCTTCGTCCGAAGTTAACCCCCACGCGTCTCCGAGGTCGTCTATAGCCCCTACCGCTTCATCATTAGCTTGTCCCGTTACTTTCGCATAGTTCATATAGTTCTGTGCGTATTTTTTTATATCATCAGCATTCATACCTAATGCCGTGCTCATTGCCTCTGCAGTTTTCGCTATATCTTCATAGCTATCCTCATTTACTTTGTACAAATCCATTACAGTATCTTTTACTTTTTTTGTTTCTTCTTCTGTCATGCCAGTATGCGCTTGAAATTTTGCCATATGGTCATCCAATTCAACAACGTTTTTAATTCCTGCCACTGCCATGCCACCTACTGCCGCACCTATACCAACTACTGCTCCCGTTATTCCAGTTTTTATTTTTCCACCTATATTACCAGCAAAACTCTTCCACTTACTTTCATTTTTTTCTATGTCTTCATTAGCACCATCAAAACTTTCGTTCCAACCTTTTTTATTTAATACCAAATCAAAACCTAGTTTTCCTAGATCTATCATAGCCATATGTATATATCACTCCCTTCAAAAAAGGCATAAAAAATACACCCTTTTTTTAAGAGTGTATTTTTCTATCTTCTTTTATTTTTTGTTCCAATTAGTGTTCCTATTGCACCTAATGTTATTCCTAAAACTAAATATTTAGTAAACCACCATGCTAATTTAAATGGTAGTAATAAAGCACTAATTAATATATTTGTATGTTTATTGTTTTCAATTTTATTATTACTTATAACTTCCGTATTTCTTAATCCTGTGTGCGGGATAGAAATGGTTCGTCTTATTTTTCCATCTGTACCTTTACTGTATCGTAATCCTTTTATCCCGCCACTAATTCCTATTCCATTTTTGCCAAAATTTAACCTTATTCCATTGCCTAAACTTTTGCTTTTTCTAAATTGCCAACTCATTTTTATCTCCTCCTATTGATATTAACTATACCACAATTATTCTTTTTTGTAACCTTTTAGCTTTTGTATTTTGTCATAATCTGGTTCTACTTGTTGTAATCTATGTGCTTTCTTTAAGTATTCCCTACCTTCCTCTGTACTCATTTTATCTTCGATAAAAGAATATTTAAAATTAGCTAAGAATAAATCATGTGGCATTTGCAATACTTGTTCTTGTGTCATATTAGTGTATTTTATAACCATACGTATTCTATACATTATATATTCCATTAAATCAAAGTCCCCACAGTTATTTACGCTTGGTACAGTGGGGACTGCTAGTTTGGGTTATTCTCCAATTCAGTCATAAATTCTGTATAAGATTTAATAATAGCAATTTGCATATTCAAATGTAATTTTTCTTTTACAAATTTGCTATCAAATTTTCTATTGTCTTTATTGTGATTTAATATACTAAGTGTCATGTCTCTAGTTATCTTTAACATTTCTTGTGGTTCAATATCACCTTTTATATTCACATGTGCCAATATTTTTATAGCCAAATCCTCACTTGGTTTCTTAACATGCAATACATCATCCTCACTAAATTTTATGTCAAAAGTTTCCTCTTGGAATACACTTAAATCTAATATTTTACTCATTTATATCATTCTCCCTTCATTTTTTATAAATTATAAAAAGGGTAGCTTAAAACTACCCTACTATACTGTTGCGGTATATTCATCTTTTATTTCTACAAGTGTTCCATCTGTTTGGCTTATTGCTTTAAATTCAGCATCTATTACAGTTTCTTTATCACCGTTGAATTGTAGCACAAAACCATTTCCCGCAGTAGCAACCATGGATATTCTTAGTTTATTTTCATTATCTTTAGTATGTACAAATCTAAGAACTTGATTTTTAAGTGCTTTTGCTCCACCTATCTTTAATGTTTTTACATGCTTAGTAGAATCATCACTTACTTTTGCAGGAGTTAGCTTTTCTAAGTTTTCTATCGCCCAAGTTAATATTCCAGATTTAAATGTTACCTCTTCTTTAGTTATAAATCTTTTTACAACCTCACCGTCATCATCTGTAACTTCATATTCGGATGGCTTGTATTCTAAAGAAGCACCACCCTTTATTCTACCAACACTATTTGTTTCAACTTCAATTACACTATCTTCTGGTATAGCTTTTCCATCGTACTCGCTTATATATAGTTTTCCACTACCTAAAATTACTTCATCATCTTTAACTGCCATATTATATTACCTCTCTTTCTTTCCATTTTATTTGAAATAACAAAATCCTCTCTATTGTATGTGTAGCATCATTTTCCAATGTTCCACCACCAACTAAAGAAGATTTTAAAATACTAATATTTTCATATGTAAATGTTTGTTCATATTCCTTTATATCTAACAATTTATTTATTCTCTTTTCAATTTCTATCATTTTGTCATAATCATCACATATAATTCTTAATTCCAATCTATTTTCCCTTATATCTCCACCGCTAACAATACTATCTGTATATACAATACAAGTATCATTATTTCTTGTAAATAGTGGATATATTTTAGAATCCTCTAACGTAGAACCTAGAAGGGAATTTAATTCAATATCATTATTCAAAGTTAACAACCACCACTCCAAGTGGTGGTTTATTTTCAGCCCTATAAGGGCTTTTTACCAGCCACACCTAAAGGTGTCTTTCACAGGCCATGGTACTTACAACCTCTAAAGAGGTATTATCTTAAACCATCTTCCTGCTTATCTTTCTCCTCTTGATTTTTTATATATTCTAATATTGTTTCCTCGTCTACGTTACCTACACTTGAAACATAGTACCCTTTTGCCCAAAAATGTCTATCCCACTTTGATGTTTTATTTGGGTACTTATCAAATATCATAAGTGCACTTTTACCTTTAAGATAACCCATAAATTCTGATATACTTAATTTGGGTGGAATACTTACATACATATGTATATGATCCTTGCATATCTTCCCTTCTACCAATGTTACTCTTTTCATTTCACATAACTTTCTCAATATCTCTCCCAAATCTCTTTTTATATTGCCATATAATATCTTTCTCCTATACTTTGGTATGAAAACTATGTGATACGTGCAATTCCATCTACAATGTGATAAACTACTATTGTCCATTTGGACCGCCTCCTCTGTTTTTGATATGGCCTGCGAAACCAATATCATTATAACATAGGAGGTTTTGTATTATTCCATGTAACGCTACTGCTTACCCTATTCTCCCATGCATAGCATGGGGATTAATTTTGTCATTTATTTAAAATAGCATATATCATTTTAACCCCTCCAACGTGTCAGCAAATATTTCTCCTATCTTATCTCTATTAGAATCTAAAGCATCCTGCATAAACCTCTTACCCTTTTGCCCTTGTGTAAGGTGTTTACCTTCCCACTTAACCCCTTCACCTTCCCAACTCCAAGGTGTTTGTCTACCATTTCCATCTTGTGCATATATTCCAGTACCAAACTCAATGTAGGGTGCATATTCCACATTTGTTCCAATCCTACCTTTTACTTCTTCGTCTCCTACTTCGGTATCGTGTGTAATAGAAGCTCTTAATCGTCCTTCATCCACTGGACAATTCTTTTTAGCATCTGCTTCAATGGTTAATAGTGCTTTCTCCATACCTTTTTCAAGCAATTTTTCTATTTCAGCTTTCTTGCTTTCCATTTTGGAAATAGCTTCCCTAGCACTCTGTACTACATTTACATCAGCCATTATATATCACCCTCTTGAGGTATAACTGTGTAAACTTCCCTATAGGATTAGCAAAAGTAATTTCATATATTTCATTATCTCTAACAATTCTATTTACAACTTCTTTAATATTTTTTTCTGTAGATAGTCCAGTATTTGTAGATTCAGAATATTTAATATTATTAGAAGTGAGAATTGTATAGTTTGCGGGATATATAGCCACATCAATTTCCTTTACATCAACCCAAGTTTCTTTCCACTGTCCACTTTTAGATTGTACTTTTTTCTTTTCTTGTAGAGTGTACTTTTCCATATTCCTATTAATAATCATAATGTCCTTAATCTCCTAAATTGATTTAGTTGGGATTTAATATCAGCAGGAATGTCTTGGTTAAATGTTTGGGAAATTCCAGAATAAGATTCGCTTTGTAGACCTTCAGAACCTAGTTTGTTATATCGTAATATAACTAATTCATCTACTAAGTATTGCATTTGTGGTAAGATTTCCGTTTGGTTTGTATAAGATAGTATTTTTTGTTTGGCATTAGAGATTAGATAGCTTAATAGATTGTCTTTAGAATTGTCTTGTATGTTTAATAGTAATTTTATATTTTCCAACATTATTATACCCCCTCATTAAAAAATTAGAGGGGTTAAATTACCCCTCATCAATTAAGCAACTGGCTTGTCTTTTAAAGTAGTCATTAATACAACTTTAGTTTCATCTCTTACATAAGCAACATAATGTTCGTCACCATAGTATTCAGAAGACTTAGTGTTAGCGTGTCTATCCTCTTCTATATTAACAGATTTAGCCATTTCTATTCCTAGTGCTCCAACTTTAACAATTGGGTTATCAAAAACGTCAGTTGAAGCAGAATTTATTGTTTTCTTATAAGATTTTACTTTACCACTCACGATTATTTGACAACCTGCTATTTCTCCTATTACACCAGTAGAAACAACTTTATCTCCCATATCAGAAGCTCTAGTAAATAGTGAGTCTAATTGTAAAGAAGCCTTTTGAAGTGGATTTATAAATAATACTTTTGCTTCATCGTCCTCTTCTCCAAACATTGCAGTAGCTTTAACGATAGATTCATAACCAATTGTGTCTTTTGTTCCATCGTATTTAGCTTTTGCACCTTTTAAAGCAGTATAGCAATCAGAGTCTATTTTATCTGCCAAGGACATTTCTAATTGTTTCTTTCCTTCGTTTACAACTTCTTGTCCTCTTCTTATTACCTCTTCATCTGTTAATTTAATTCCTTTAGCAGCTTTTTTAACGGTAACATCTTGAGAAGTCATTGCTAAGTCAGAGATTGGTATTTCCTTTCCTTCTGCAACATCTACGGCTTCTCCTATGTAACCATATTTTTCTACTTTAATAGTATCTCCAGCTACATGTGTTAAAGTATTATTTACTTTAGAAACTGGTGCAAATTTTAATTTATTAGGTAAAGTAGCACCTATAACCTCTCCTAAAACTACGTTATTAATTAGTGTATTAGCCATATATATCTACCTCTTTCTTTCTAATTATAGTAGGCGTTGTTTTTTGTCTATTCAGCCGTTTACAAGACAATAAAAAATAACTACATTAGGTATATATCATTTCAACCTTCTATAGTTATTTCATTATTTGTTTATATTGTTCTGGATTTTCATTTGCAAATTTATTCTGTTCACTAAAATTCATTTTTAAAAAATCTTCTCTAGTTATAGTTATATTTGTATTACTACCTGCTTTTGGTGTATTACCCTTGAGTTTTTCATTGACAGCCTTTTCTATAGCCTTTTGCCACTCTGCTTCAAATGTTTTGATATTATCTAAAGCAGTTTCAGCATCATTTGCTATCAAATAACTTGCAAATTCTGTAGGTAATCCCTTAGAATTCATTTGTTTAATTATTTCAAGTTCCATTTTTTCTCTTTGGTATTGCTTTCTTTCTTCCTCGAATTTGGCTTTTTCTTTGTCAAATAAAGCTTGTTGTCTTTCTGCTTCGCTCATCTTAGCAAGTTTTTCAGCTTCCAATTTTTCAGCTTCAGCCTTTTTTCTTTCTCTTTCCAAACGTTTAGAAATTATCTTTTCTATATCTTCCTGTGAAAAAGTCTTTTCATTGTTTTCCTTTGTTTCTGTAGCTACATCTGTTTTAGTAGTTTCTTGTGTTTTAGAATCTACTGCACTAGATTCAGTTGTTTCAGTATTTGTATTTAAATTTGTGTTATCTTCCATAATTATTTACCTCCCCGTTTTAAGTCCGTATGACTATTATTTTTTAGATCCATACATCTTTTAATGTCATAAGTAAGTTTTGGACAAAATAAAAAAGACATTTAATCAATGTCTATGAATAACTTTTTATTATCCTTTATAAATTGATATATTCCTTTTCCTAATTTTCTTACTTGTTCTTCTTCTAAATTACTTTCTACAATTTCATCTATTCCATGTAAACATTCATGTATAAAAGTACATTTCTGTTGGTCTTCACTATAGAAAGAAGAAATATTTATATTTCCATTATCATATTCAATATTTCCATAGCAAACTTCATTTCCATCAATTATAGGGGCATCTTGTATATTGATTTTGTAATCTTTATAACCTATTTTAACTCCATTAGGTATATCCATATTAACCCTCCTATTCAATGTAAGGTACTAATGTACAACGACAATTTGCATGTATTGGTAACATAGGAGCATCCTCAATATTATAAATACCTTCCATGCTACTACAATCATCACAAAGTCGTTCATCATTTGCAACTATTAATTCTACTTTCTCAAGTCCTGCTTTTTTATAAGTATCATATGTGGCACTATTGACTATATGCATAGTTTCACTTCTCACTAAACGCCTACACTCGTACGCACCTTTATTCATTCTGTCTTTTAAATCTCTAGCAATATCGGTGTTTGATTTACCTTGTACTATTCCTTGTGTTACTGTCTCACTTAAATTTTTAATTAATTTCTTTTTATTATCCCAAATTCTACTAGAATAGTCTGCACCGCTCCAAGGATAATTAATACTTCTTTCAATTTGCTTTTGTGGTATAATACTAAAATCAATTTCAATTCCATTTTTATTTAATAATTTACCACTTCCAATACAAGCATTTACATAGTTATCTATTAGAGCATTTTTAGTAAATGATTTTTCTTTTCCACCTAAAGATTTAACTATATCCTTAATATTATTAATCATCTTATTGTATCTATCATATTTATATATTTCCGTCATAGACAATTCACCATTTGTGCTAAATTTTCTGAATAAAGTATCTACAACAATGTACAACTCTTCCAAAGAAGTTTTATATTCTCCGAGAAATTTAACAGTATTCGTTTCTTGTTTATTATAAATAGAGTGCAATAATTTTTCTTGCCTTTTTTGCCAATACTGTAAGTTATTCATCTGTATCACCTACATGATTATGTTCTGTATAGCCATTAGTATTAATCTTATCTTCTGTTTCTGTATCTGATATCATATCTAAATTAAATGTTTCATTTTGTTCAGATTTAATTTGTTCTAATTCTTTGTCCACATCTTCAATTCCTATCTCTGTTAATAATGTTTTCTTACTTACATTTGTACTCATTTTAACAATATCGTCAGCGGTTTCATAAAGTCCTGTAGGTAGATTTTTGTGGAAATGAATACCTATATCTTTGTAATTAAAATTATAACCTTTAAGATTTAGTATATTAGTTATCAATCTAATCCTAGTTTGTATTCCCTTATAAAATTTTCTTTCCTTATTAATTATTATGTCTGATGCAGTAAACATTTTAGTTTTTAATGCACTACCAGATACATTAGAATTAATTTCCTTTGACAAGTCTGGCACATATGACATCTTGTGTATATCTTCAGCCAAGTTATTCCTATGATTATTAACTACTTGGTCATTTAATTGTTTAGTAAGAAAATAAGCTTTTCCATTCTCAGAGGTTAAAATAGTTCTATTGTTATTCATAATTTTTATATCATCCTCAGTAGTACCACTCATATTCTCCAAAATCAAATAAGCATTAGAAAAATATTCTATATCATTGCTTATATCTGCGAAGTTTTTATTATACATATCATTCAATGTTATTATATTTTCAAAATCCCCTCGACGATAACGATTATTAGGAAACTCTACGATAGGTACTTCTTTGAAATAGTGTTCTTCTCCACAATCAAATGTTATAGTATCTTCATTTTTTGTGTAATGATATATATTTGTTTTAGTATATATATCAATTTTTATAATATCTTTATCATCTATATAATTATGTATTTTATAATATCTCATAGCGGCACAAGGTATATTTTTAATAGTTGTATCGTAAATCATAATTACACTATCTGTGTCTAAGCAATCAAAACATATTTTACCTTCTTCATCCAAGTATACTAATTCAAAACTTTGTCCTTTTATACTAGACTTGTGTGCCAAATCATGGTTTTCTGTTTGCTCATCGTTATCCTTAAATATTTCTTCTAATATAGTAAGATATTCTTTATTATTAGAAGTATAAGATATTGGTTTACCGACAAAGAATCCTGTTAATGTATCTGTTATGTAAGAACAAAAATTTGATACAGGTTTATTATTGGGTTTGTCCGCATCATCTATTGTTCTTTTTAAAATTTCATGTTTTCCCCTGTAGCAATCATCTAATTTTTTAAATCTATCATTAACTATAGGATCATGTATTTTTAATAATTTATTTATTAATTCTGTAGTAATATCATTATCTTTAATATCCATAGTTATTTTTATATTATCTATCATTCTTTCACTCCCTTCCTAAATCCCTGGTATTTTAATACTTGTTGCTTTATTTATTGGTTTGCAGCCATCTCCAAAATTTTCACACAAAGCAGTTAAACAGTCTTCAGCATCATCATGTTTATTTTTTCCGTCCTTAGAAAATGTAATTATATGTTCCCAAAATTCCTCAAATCTTTCTTTTACGTTTTTAGGAAATAATACATTTTCCTCTATCCAACTAGAAGCCATTAGTATTCTAGTTTGTTTATTTTTAGTTTGTTGTTTCCATTTAATAACTGTATGGTTTGTATTATATTTTTCTATAAGTAAATCTTGTAATCTACGTGCAAAACCTTTACCTCCATTATTAGCTTCAACTATACATACATTAACTTTATTTTCATATAGTAAATCTGTTACTAAACCTTCAGTAATTTCCATTCTTTCTTGCGTATAAACAACATCTAAAATGTAAAGTTGATGATTATAAATACCTGCCACGATAGCACAAAGATAGTCTTTTCCTGTATCGGCAGTATCTACAAAGCAAACTATAGATTCGAATAAGCTATTACCCTTATCATCTTTAGGTATATTTTCATATTTATTTAAGTTTTGATACAATGCACCCTTCATGTCTATGCAAATTTGGTTATAATTCGCCATAAATATTAAATCTGACATGGACTTTTTAAGCATCAAGTATTTTTCATAATTCAATATTGAAGAACATAACATTTTATCTTGCTTACGTGTTTCGTCACATGCTTTTAGATTTACTTCATACCAATTATCTTTATCATTACTTAAAACTCTTCCTATTAAGTCTTTCTTATTCCACCTAGTTTGTATTATTATTGTTATTCCATCACCCTCAACTCTACTCATTAAAGTATCTGTATATTGTGTATATATACTTTCTAAAACATTATCGTTTAAAGCTTCTTCAGCATTTTTGATGGGGTCATCTATAATTAATAAATTACAACCTCTACCAGTAAAACTTGAACCAAAACCTCCACCATAATATGAATTATATCCTCCCTCTATAGTCCAATCATTGACGGCACTATTACCCTTTTTAATAACTGTGTCTGGGAATATATTAGAATAAATTATTTTGTTGCTACTTTTAGTTTCAGAAATTAAATCTCTACAATTCCTAGAAAATATAGTACCGATAGATTCGTTGTATGAAGCGGTCATTATGGAATTGGATTTATTTATTCCTAGACACCAAGCCGTAAATAAGCCTATTGTACGTGATTTACCATGTCGTGGAGGTAAACTTAAAGCTAAATTACGGTATGGTTTGTTGGTTTTAGTATTAATTAATTTACCTTCGTAAATTTTTTGTAAAGTGTTACATAGATTTTTTAAATATGTACGGTCTTCTTTATAGAAATCTGGTGCAATGGTTTTACAGAATGTCCAAAATGATTCTCTAGATTCTAATATAGCTTTTTGCTTCAATAATTCTAATATTTTACGTTTTCGTGCTAACTCATCCAATCCATACCACCTCCCTTGAATACTTTTGAAAATTTGAAAATTTTTTTGTTAGCTTTTATATAGGGTAATTCTCCCCATATTGAATGTACCCCCATATCTACACATAAAAAAAGAAGATAGACTTATTTATCTACCTTCTAAAATTCTTTAATGCATCCTCATATTCATCATCAACTATATGTGTGTATATCATTGTTGTACTTAAATCGCTATGTCCTAAAGCTTTCTGTACTAGTCTTATATTCTTTGTATCTCTTAATAAATCCGTTGCATATGTGTGCCTTAATGTGTGTGGGCTTATATGTTTAGTTATACCAGCTTTAGTTGCATATGTATCTATCATTCTTCTAATACCTCTATCATCTAATTGTTTCTTGGTATTAGTTACAAATACATATTCACATACACCTAGCTTATCGTTCTGTTTAATCCTGTATTCTCTTAGTATTTCAAGTATATCTTCTCCTATCCATACTATTCTATCTTTATTACCTTTACCTTGTACCACCTTTAACTGTCCTGTAGCTAAATTAATGTGTTTCCATTTCAGATTAATCATTTCAGATAATCTCAATCCAGTATTTAAAAATAACTGTATCATTACTTTATTTCTATAACTATTAAAGTATCTTACATTAAATATATTAATTAGTTGTTGTTGTTCTTCTTCTGTTAAAAATTCTGGTATTTTTCTTTTACTCATAAACTAACACCTCTTTTATACTTTTTACCCTAAAATACATATTACAGGGTATTATTCACTTATATTTATAGTATAAACCATGAATATATAAAATTCAAGTATAAAAGGGTATTATTCACATTAAAATCTTTCTTTTATTTAGTGTTATTATCTTCTACATTAACACCTAATTCTTCTAATTGTTTGTTTATATCTTCCTCAGATAACTTATTACTATTATCATTTATAGTTAATTCTTTCTTTTCTATAAACATTTGTTTATATCGTGCTAATAATTCCAGTGCTTTTAATTTATCAGAATGTCGTGCTTCATCGTCTAATGCTATTTTTTTTATATTATCTACTATTTCACCTATAGTAATATCACAGTTATCCTTATATTCTTCTAATAAATCGTTTATGTACTTCTTGATATTAACATTTCCTAACAGTCTACTACCAGATGCACTTGCTTCTTCTTCAGCACAATTGTAAACTCTTTTATAAGCTTGTGTAATATTCAAATCTTTTAAATACTCTACACAAAATAATTTCTGCTTATCGTTTAATTTGCTTTTTATATTATCTTTTACAATTTTGCTTGCCATTTTATTCACCTCACTTTCATATTTAATTGTTACATATCATCAAATTTTCTTTATTTATTAAGCATACTTTTATAGGTAATTTAAATCTATCAATTATATCTAACGCAGTTTGATTAATTTTACTTGTTACTAAATATGTATCTTTGATTTTTTTACCTGCTTTTTCTGCTAATAATATATAATCTAAAATTTGTCCTAATGCTGATATAATTTCTCTATGTTTATTTTTAGGATTTTTACATTCTATTAATACACATTCATTATTTTTTAAATTAATTAAAAAATCAATTCTAGGTTTATTACCTCCAAACCTTTTATTAATAATAAAACTTTCACGTTCATGATTTTTGTAGTCTAAATTCAAAATATCACTAACAAAACTTTTCATGTTAATATCTAAATAATTTTGTAAATCTTTTTCTTTTGGAAAATCATTTGAATTATTAAAGATATTATCTTTTAAATCTATAGTTATTTTCCCCATAAAATCCCTCACTCTCAATTAATTTTTTACATTAAAAAAGAGCAAGGTGGTGATTGTTCATCACAAATCCTTACTCATTAATACTTATATTTACACAAAATAAAAAGAGTACCTTTTCAGATACTCTAATAATTACTATTTAAAATGTTCTTTTGATATTTTCATAGCAGCTTCTATTCTAAGCATTTTAATAATTTCCTCTTTATTATTTTTTATTAATTCATTAAAATCTTTCCACAATTCTTCATCTACGTTATTATTTTTTTCATAAGCAATAGCTTTAAGAATATCTACTTCGCTTGATTTATTAATATCTACACCCTTAAAATTTTTTAAAAACTTTTCGTAATCAATATCTAAATTATAAAAATTCATATTGTCATCTCCATTATAATTTTATTCTTTTAATTCCACGTAATATCAATTTTATTATTACATTTCTTACATTTACCATTTCCATCTTCAAGTATTTCAATTTGTGTTTTTTCCTTGCAATGAGGACATTCACGCTCTATTACTTCCCCTTCGATATATTCACCTATAACTTCTTTTTTATTATTTCTTACATATCTCATTAAATCATCCAAATTGTTAAATGAAGGCATTTATATTCTACACCTCTCTCCAAATAGAATATTTTACAACATATCCAAACAAATACATTGTAATACTGTAATATTCTATATAAACCATACAAATCCTTCTATTCTCTAAATTTAATAATTTTAATAATTTTATTAATTGTTATTTAAATAGTTTGCCACTTCTTTCAGTGAATTAAAATACTTTCCACCATTTCTCTCTACCATTTTTCCAACTTGATTTAAAGAATAAACCTGACTCTTTGTAAATATATCATTATCATCTGTTTCAAGTAAGCAAAATATAGTTTTGTTTGGTCTTTTGTTACTATCGTCCACCACCTCTGCAATACTATAAACTCCCATCATTTTAGGAGTTATAGTATATAAACAATAGTCACATTCCTTCCTTTGCTTTCGTTCTTCAGCCATACATTCCTCTGTCCAATCTTCAACTACTGGATTAAAATAATCTATTTTTAATAATTTAATTAAGTCATTTCTCCATAAACTTTCATTACATGTTCCACCTAAAAATACTTTCATTTTATTATCTTTCATATCATTTACCATCCTTCTTAATTGTTATTTAAATAATATTTAATGTTATTAACATTATTAACATAGAATAACATAATATTTTATAACAATTTAATTCAAATTTTAAATCTTCATATTTATAGTTTATATCCTTATCATTCACAAACATCACCTTTCTATCTAAACTTAATATTATTGTCTATTAGTATATTTTGTAATCTGCTAATCTCATCCTTTAATCTCCAAATCTCGTGCATATCATCTAACTTTTCTTGAAGTAACTTTTCTATTTTTCTAAAATCTTCCATTTTCTCTTCATATTCATATTGTTTTATTCCTCTATGTATTTGTCTTTCTATTTTATCTAAACTCCTATCAATTTCATTACATCTTTCTAATATATTCTCCATTTATAATTACCACCTTTCATTTTATTTTATTGTTGTTCTTCTAATCTTAATTTTCTATTATCATCCTTTAACATTTTTATATATCTGTTATATCCAATTATATCTACACATAGTTCTTTTTTTTCATGAACTGAATCATAATATTTATTTGCTTCTTCTATATTTTCTTTAGTTTTTGGTATTAGAAAATATATAATTCCTTCTATTCTCTTTTGCTCTATGTATATATTATTTACAAATCCAACATAAGCTGCTTTATTTAAACTTGTTGTATATATGTAATTTTCTCTATCAAACACCTTTTCACCTCCAGTTTTAATAAGAGGTGTTACTTTTACGGTAACACCTCTAAATATTTCTATCCCGCTATGTATATTTTTCTGTAATTTTGATATAATATTTAATAATTAAATTAATGTAATTTACATATAAATTTTTTCTAGTGTGTCTATTGGCGTAGATGCACTTTTTTCTTCTATTTTTACACTTCCCCAACGTTTACCTTTATATATATTATTGATATGTGTAGGACTAACATTATATTGTCGAGCTAATTCTTTTTGACTTACACCTTTTTTTAATAATTTTTTTATTTCTTTTACATCACTCTCACATAACTTAGTACAATGTCCATTATTTTCCCCTTGTTGAGCTTTACACATTTTACTTGTATCCTTAACTTTACTTCCACCATGATTTCCACCGTGTTTTTGTTTGTTTATTACTGTCCAACCGTCAATTTTCTCTATGTATTTAATCCACCAATCTTCTCTTTCTTGTAACTCACTTTTGTTACATTCTTCTAATATAGTATACTTAATTCTCTTACAATCATTGTTATAAGCTTCTTGTAATTCTTTATATCTATATACTCCAGATTTTAAGAAAGATGAATGATTACTCCACCTTTTACCTATATCACCTGTTCGTCCTACATATATATTTCCAGTTTTTACGTCCTCAACTCCATAAATTCCACACACTTTCATTTTCATATTTTATCTCCTCCTATTAATTTAATTTTTACAATTAATTATTATTACATTTTCAAAAAAACCATTATTTTTATAAATTATTTTTTATTTTTTGTTGACATCTCCTAACCATTGATGTATAATATATATTGAGATATTATTTTATAAATTCCTAATAAAAAATGAAATCTTACCATCTTCATAATTATTACAACTTCCTACTTTTTCACTATGTACAGATTCAACTATATTATCATCAACTTCTAAACATCGGTTAAATATTTGGTCTATTGTAGCTTTATCGAAGTTTCTTATATCAAATCCATCTTTACACACATAAGTTATAAATAATTCAATAGGTTTATTAAAATCTATTCCTTCCCATATTTCATAATCTTCTCTGGAAGGTACTTCTTCTGTTGGGAAATTCCTTATCCAACTTCTATAAGCGTTTGTTTTATATGTACCATCAGTATTATATGTATACATGTAATTATTTGAAAATGGATGCACATCTAATGTAATAAAACTACTCTCTGGTGGGACACACCTTTTCTATTTTATTTTCTAATTCTGTAATCTTATGTGAATGACTTCTATTCTTAGTTTCTATTACATTTTGTCTATTATTAACTCTTAATTCTCCCACAACTGAACGTAAAGTTCCGTCTAGTGTTTTATTATATATATCTTCTAATATGTTAAACACTCTATCTCTTATAGCTTGTTTATATTCTGTCTTTCTCATATCTTTATAACTATAAGCTCTGTCATTTTTCTTCAAAACATTGACATGAAAATCTATTATATTATTAACTGTATCTTCTATATTTTTATATGTACAATTTTCTAATAAACTTCTTATTGACTTCCAACCATATAAAACTTTATCAGCTTCATATTTTCTTTTCTTTTGTTCTTTAGAAGATAAAGCTATTTGATGTAATTCTTCTTTGTCATTTTCTAATTGTTTATTATCCTGTTCTAATTTATTTATATATTCTATTGTCTTATATCTACAATATGTACTCTCGCTATTTAACATCTGTAACATTCCATCACGATTTAGTGCAAAACATGGTTGTTTTTTATTTTGTTTATTGATATAATAGGACTCCAAAAAATTTTGTTGTCCTCCTAATCCAAGTAATTTCAATGTTTCTAATTCTTTTTTAATCTTAGTCATAAAACTATCATGTCTTAGTTCAGCTTTTCCACCTTCAACCTCTCTAAATTTGTTAATAATTTCTACCAAATCTGTAGATTTAATTGTCATTCCTTTTTCTGTCATGTTTAATACCATTAATTCATTTTTCATTTTACATACTTCCTTTCCACATTTTATATTTTTGAGTAATAATCTCTTATATACTCATATCAAACTCCACTTTTTTGAACATAATAAAGCCTACCAGCTCCCAAACTGATAGACTCTATATACTCAAAAATATTGGGATGTGGAGTCCCATATCAATATATAATTATTTTATTTTCTTTAACCTTTGCAAAAAAATAAGAGGGCATACCTGTAAACCTCTACAATATATTTATTCTTCTACTAATAGACAACCATATTAGTAGTAAATATAAAGGCTTAATGTTGTCTGGAACAGGTTTTTATATGTACTTACTACATCATTTCCTTAATTAATTTCTCACTATGAATTAAAGCCGTTCTTAAACAATGTCCAATATCTGTATTACTACCTAATAAATTATTATAACAATCCTCATTTTCATCCCATTCTTCCCACTTCATATCAAAAGTATTTAAAAATACCTCTACATCCATGGCTTGTATTTCTATAAGTTCATCAAACACTTTGATATGTTCTTGTACTTTACTATTCAATTCACACATTTCTAATCTTACATTATCTAGTTTATTCTTATATATTTCGTTCTCTGTTTCATACCATAAATTTTTATATAATTTTTCCAATTCTCTTAATTCTTTTGCCTGTTCCTGTAAACTTCCTTTTGTCCTTAATTCCACGATAGCCTGATACATTTTGTTATTCTCTATATTTTCCATAATTAAGCCACCTCTCCTATTAATTTATTTTTAGCTTCATACAAAGCTCTTATAAAATTCTTATAATAATTAACTTGATTCTTATATCTTTCTGTAATTGTATATCTTTCCATTAATTCTTTTTCTATAGTTCTTACTTTTTCTACATTATCTCTTCCATTCCAAATACACATACTTTTTATTTTTCTTTTTGTAAAAGCTTTCCATCCATTTATATATGTATTTCTCCAGTTAATTTCCGTATCATAAAAGCAATAAATTATTTGTTTTAAAATTTCCTCTTTGGTTGCTTCCTCTTCTATGTCCCACATGTATTCTTCTAATATTTCTGTTTCATTATTGTCACATTCTCCAATGATACTTAAATGAATTTTATTGTTGTTTGCTTCTAAATCTAACTTCAAACAATCCTCATAAATATATTCATTTACTACCTCTTCTACCTTTCCTAAAAATTGACTTACATTTGTCATTTTACATACCTCCTATTATTTTTATTTTATTTTTAAATTATTTATAAATTAGGTATTGACATATTATATTGTAATATGTTATACTTAAAGTTTATACTACTTTATGTTAAAAAAATATAAAAGAAACTACACATTTAAGAGTAGGATAATAAATACCCTACTCTAATGTAAGTTCTCTAACCTTACTGATTTATTACGAGGTCTCCCTCCCTTTCCATCTTACGAATTTCTAAAAGTGTAATTTTCCTTATATTTATAATGTTTGTAAGGGTTTGTAAATATTTATTTTTTGAATTAAAACCCTCGCAAACGTTGATATTAAGCCGTTTTCAGCACTTTTTTAGAATTATTTTTCTGTTTTTTAGAACACGCTTTACATCTAATTTGATTATTTGTTTCTCTTTTAACTCTTTTACCACATTCATTACACATCATATATCCCTTGTCTAAAGGTTTATTAATATTTCTATTTAAATTATTAATTATAGCAGCTCCAAACACATTCCACATAAAAGCCATTTTTAAATCATTTGTTTTATAAGTATATTTTATTATCATATCCACACAATAAATATAATCAATTCCTATTTCTTTACTAAAATTCAAAAATTCTTTTCTAGCTTCGGCATAAAACATTTCCTTAAAGTTTGTTTTCTTCATGTCCTCTTCATCTTCATTTTCAAATTCCCTAGCATATTCATCAATCTTATCAAGTGTAGTTTTTTCTAATTCCAAATATTTAGCTATTACACTTTTATCAACTTCAATATTATCTTGATTAGCCATTAATGTTTTAATTCTAAAAGTACCAAAACCCTTATTATAATCAAATTTTGTATTTCCAATATTCTCTACACTCTTACAAATTCTATCCATTACACTATTTCTAATTGGTTTGCATTGTAATTCTTTTTTATTCTTAGCGTAAATAAAGAAGTAAGGGTATTTTTCTTTTCTTAATATATCTTTAACTTCATTTGGTAAATGAGGAATACTTAATGTTTTAGCTGAATCTATAACATCATTATTATAAGCACAAAGTTTTTGCATTAATGGGTATTTTTCCATAGGATTTTCGCTATTCCATAAGTTAGTTAATTTATTACTTACTTTTCCAATATTACTTTTATGGTATACAAATAATAAACTCTTAGATATATTTTTCCCATTTATTTCATTTGCTCCTGCTTTTCCCATTTCAAAATATAGAGGTTTAATATCATATTTTTCAATCATTTCCTCAACTAAATCTATAATCCAATCTGTTACTAGAATTAAGGCTTCATCCCCATCAACATCAAAAGCTAATATTTTACTAATTACATCATGGGTGCTTGTATATAATCCATTTGTTTCATACCATTTATATTTTCCATCCACTCTTACGTTCTTTCTAATAACATGTTCAAATGATAAGCTTGGACTTCTTAATATATCAAGCTTATTTTCTTTTTTATATAAGTTGCAATATACTTCACCATCTTGTAAAAATCCTAGTGGCTTTTCTATTTTACCAAATAACCAATCACAAAACGCACATGGATCTGATAATATAAATGTCCTTTTACTATCTTTAATTTTTATCTTACCACTACAAGCCTTTTTCTTTTCAGAAGTAATTTTTTCTGATATTTGCTTTTTAACATAAGCACTTTTTAACATTTCTGGGTAAAGTCTTAAGGCTTCTTGAAAATAATCTCTATATTTATTATCTTTTGTTGCTCCTAGAAACTCTAATTGTGAATCCCTGTCACTATGTACTTTATTAATTAATTCTTTAAAATCCGTTGTCAATAATTCAATTTGTGTATCATTCATATGAATTAATTGTTGAAGCATTTGATAGTTTATGTCCATGTCTTTATAATCACCAATTTTATTACCATCTTCCATACAAATATTAGCTTTACAATTATATTTCTTAAAGTTTTCTTTATATTCATCCCAACTTTTATAAAATTTATGAAGTTTAAATTGAGATTTTGTGAAAATATATTTAATATCATCCTCTACTATATCCCACTCTTTACCTTTTATATCTTTAACTTTTGTACTATATCCATTTTCTTTACAGTAACCAATCACATTAAAATATGTAAGCAACCCTTTCAGCCAAGGCAAACGGACTTGCATATTTTTCTTATAATTCTTATCTAATATTAGTCCTAGACCATCAAAATGTGGAACTGGTACGTCCATTGTTTTATTTTTTTCTATATTCCATTCTGCAACCTCTTTAACTCTTTTTCTACCAAGCTTATCTTTGTATTCTATTGTATTAGTTTTTCTATCTATATAATCTACTGTAGCACTTACCATAGTTTCAAAATCATCAACTACTATAGCTTTATCAATATCAAAATCTTCCCATACTCTTGAGCCACTATTATTTAAAGCTAAATAAGCTAAAAATTTGTTGATATTTATACCACCCTTTTGATTTATTTCTTCTACAGTTAAACCACACATAAGACTTAACATTATTTCATTAAGATTTTCATTTTCCAAAATCATCATAAATTTTTTAGTCCTAGTCTGCCCTGTACCAGCTGTAAAGAATTTATAATGTTTTTCTTTTCCATCAGTATCAATAATAGTTAAACCATCTTGAACTATTTTATCTACAATTAAATCGTCCATATCTGCAACTTTTACAGTAATGATTTTGTCTGTAAAATCTCCTAAATTAAGTCCTAATGTTCTAACTAAATTATTATCTCCAATTGCAATTATGTCTTTTGTTTTAATATTTACACTACATATTTTTCTATCTAAGTTTTGATTTTTAACATATAAATTATGTATATCCTTTTTAACTTGTCTTAAACTTTTTTCTATCTGTATGTAATATTTATTATTCTTAATTTTTTCTTTAAATAATTTACTACATTCCTCTGTCCAATTTTCTGTATTTAATTCTTTTTTAATATAATTAGATAAATTCATTCTAAATTTATATCTACTTTGTTGAATTTTATTTCTTCTATATGTCAATAGCCTTTCTTCCTCTGTTCTTACTAAATTTAACTTCACACAATACATTTTTACTTGTTTATTCTCCATTATTTTCTATCCCCTTTCGATTATTATTATTTTTTTGATATTTTTGATAATTATTAAATACTAGCATCCCCTTCGAAAATTCCGCTTTAGTTTACACTTTCGAAGGGGAAAACCTAAATCCAATTTTGGACTATCTAATCCTTTCAAAAGATTAGCTTTTCGCACACATCTGTACGAATTAATTGTGATTAGTCAATCTAGTTAAATCTCTTAATAATTCTGTAGTTTCCATAAAACAAAATACAGAAAAATCTCTCTTATCTCTATTCGGTTCTGTATAAACTAATGTATGTCCCATTTGTATAAGTTCTAAAGCAATTTCTCTTTTAAATATTTTCTTGATTTTCATTTGATTTCACCTCCTATATAATAAAATTTAATATTTCACAAGGGCGTTCTTTGCCCGATAACCCTATTCCCCATGTGGACGATATAATTAATACGGTACGTCTATATCTTCCAATTTAACAATTCCATTTTGTAGCAGCCATTCAGCTCCCTCTTGATTTTTTTGTTTTTGTTCTTTCTTTTTGTGTTTATATTTTTCATATTCATTCTTCATTTTTTCTATTTTATTAGTAATGTTTGGCTTGTCTAAATTTAATATATAATCTATAACAACATCTGTATAAGCTAGATAACTAACATTTAAAGTATTCAAAATATATGGTTTCCAAAATGGGTTAGGTTTTCCCAAAAATGTATATTCCTCTTGTATTTTCTTTTTATTTTTAAACATTTTTTCTTTAACTTTATTAATAATGATTCCATTAAATTCTTTCTTTAGTTCTTTAACATTATCAATTTTTTCAACATCTAATATTTTTTCCTTTATGATTATCTTGAAACCTGTATAAACTCCCTCACAGTCTTCAATTTTTTTAGTAGTTAATTCATTAATATATGTATAATATTCATTTTTTAACTTTTCTTTAAAATTGATTTCTTTAACTGATTCTATTCCAAATTTTTCATTAGCCATTTTTACACATTCTTCAATGATTTTATCTTCACCAATTCGAGGTATTCTATTTTCATAATTGTAGTAGATAATATAATTCATTTCATACTTAATTAATTTTTGTTTTTGTAATCTATCTAATGAAACAATAATAGGTTTTCTTTTTAATTCATTAATTTTTGAAAATACATTGTAAAAAGCGGTATTGGTCATTTTAATATTATTTTCTTGATTAATTAATTGCTTAAAAATCCATTTATTTGAATTACAACATCTATAATTCCAGTTGACCATTCCTGTCCTCTCAGCTAACATATTTGTAGTTTCCCATATCACATATTTGTTTGTCTTAATACAATTCTGAAAATAATCTATTAGTATAGAGTCTATGTATTTTCCGTATATTCCTTCTGTGTTGTTTCCGTGACTATTAGGATTTAATCCAGTTCTACCTGTTTTTCTACCATCAATCTTTTCTTTTGGAGTAGAATATATTTCTGTAATGATATACCCTCTTCCATCTTTCTTTAATTTCATGTAACGTTCTAATTCTTTAATTATTTTCTTTCTTGAGTTTGTACTATCTTTATATTCAATCCCTGTAACCTCACATATTTCTTTTAAGTTTTTATATTTTATATTTAATTTTATTTCATCTAATTTGACACCTTTCATATTTGATAACCTTCCTTTCTAGTATTTTGGTAACCGGCCAAGTTTTAAAACTCCTATATATATTAGTGGACGGGGTTTTGTCTATTAATATATAGTACTTTTAAAAGATGGTCGGTTACAATGATATTTGTTTTCTTAAGTCAAATAAACTATTCATCGTAAAACGAAATTTATCTGTATCCTTAAAACCATATACTGTAAATCCTTTGTCCCCTTCAAATTTATAGTACCTGAAACCCATGAACGCTAATGCTTCTGCTAAATATTTATTTTCTATTATGTAATATTCTTTTTTATTCATATCATCATATCCTTTCATTAATATTAATCCACTCTTTACCTTTGTTTTTGTACTCTTTTATTTCTAATTTTTTTATATTCATAACTGATTCCTTCCTTTCATAACTGATTTTAAATTGTGGGTACTTTTTAAAAGTACTATATATATTAAGGGATTAACTGACTTTTCTATAATATATAGGAGTTTTGAAAAGTACCCTAAATTAATTCCTTCTTCATTCTAATTAATTTATCTTTCATTTCATTTAAATTTTTAGTATTTTCAAATGAATATATTATTTTACATGTTTCTTTATCATTGAATTTGTAATATTTAAAATTAAAAAATGCTAATGCTTCAGCTAAATATTTATTTCTTACTTGTATGTATTCCTTTTTTTCCATAATAAAATCATATCCTTTCTCATAAATGTATTTTTTGTTTAGTGTACATTTTCCAATTCCACTATATTATTTTAATAACTAAATTAATATAGAAGAATTAGAGATTGTACACTAAACTTTTTATATTAAATTTAATTTTAAAATATATAAAACTTTATTGCAATAGTTATCTTGACCACGTAGGGGAACAGGTTATCGGGCAAAAACCGCCCTCAAACCTTTCACTTCACCAAACAAGTTTGGCTCGTGAATTATTAATTTTATTTGATTATTGTCACCTTTTTAAAAGTCCTAATATATATAAGTTATAGGGATGTTTAAAAGAGTGAACGGTTTAAATTTTAGTATCACTTTTATGGAGTATCCTAATATATAGGAGTATCCACATTTTTGATACTTTATTTTTTTATTATTAGATTTTCAATAATCCAAACAGTTTTTAATTTATTATTTTCTTTAATTCTTTTTGAAATAATAATATAAGGAAAATTATTCGCTTTTAAATATTCATTTAATTGTCCTATACTTTTCTGTAATCTTCCTCTTGAATCCTTAAGTCCTACAAATTCAATCAGTTCTTTTCTATCATTTTTATTTTATTTATTTTCTTATTATTTTCCGAGAAATCTCGGACGCTCTTGTGTTTCGGATTTTTCCGAAGTGCATTTTACATTTTTAAAAATTCTTTAATCCTTTTCAGTTTTGGCTGACTTAGATTTCTTTCACCTTTTCTCCACCTACAAAATGTAGATTCATTAATGTCACACTTGTTACAGATAAAAACATACTTAACACCAAATCTGTCACAAAATTCGTTTACTTCTTGTCTTATTTCATTTTCCATAATTTCACCTTCTTTCATTTTTGATATTTTAGATTTTATTAATGTAAAAAAATCTTGCTATAAAAAAAAATATAATTGTTTGTCCACAATCAAAAGTTGATTTTATTGAGTTGTATCCTTTCATTATACCGAAAAAATCAAGAAAGCTGAAACACGTTGATATTACTGGGGTTAAAGGATATTTCTATTTTCTCGCTTTTGTCTTTTTTTATATTTATCATCTGCTATTTTATCTTGTTTTTTCTTTATTTCTTTGGCACAACCATTACAATACTTTTGTTTATTGTTTTTTATTTTAATATAATCTCCACACTCTTCACATCTTTTGACTTTTTTATCCCATAACTTTTTTACATACTTTCTCCTATACTAACGCATCAATGAAAAACCTCAAACACGTTGGTATAATTGGCTTAGAGGTACTTTTTTTATGTTAAATTTTGCCCCCTAATTTATTTTATATATCTCCTCCTATTAAAGCGTGACTATCAAAATCGTTACATACGTTGATATGACTGTGTTTCAAGGTGATTTTTTACTTAAAATTTTTATCATTTATTCTATTTCCATTTAAAACACTCTATCCTCTCTTTCTCCTATCAATACTCATTTCTTAATTTAAAATCAAAAATTGCCACTTTTGGCAACGAAGTCATGCCATTTGTGAGGTATAAAATATTACTTTTTTATTGACAATATAAAATATACATGATATATTATTAATAACGTTTTAGATTTATTTTTACTTGTGTAGTTCAAAATTTTTAAACATAATTTTACGTTACTTTAATAAAGATAATTTCTATTAAATTTTCAAAGAACAGATAAGGATATTTTTGGCGATACCCCTATCTGCTAGTTTACCATTTTTGGTATAGCTTGTCAATATATTTTTATTGGCTTTTTTGTGCTTTTTTGTTTTTAAAATATTAATTTCAATTTTGCTACAAACATCAGCTTTTGAAGTTGGTGTTTTTCTTTTTGCAATTCCGCCCTGTAATGCTCCATATCCTTGTCTATTTCTTGGTTAGGGTAAATATGTCGATACCAATCTTCCTGTGACATAGCATACTCTATATCTCTTATTTCCGAACTTTTAATGCCTATCATATGTTGTAATTCTTCTTTGGATAATTGTAATAGTTCCTTTAATTCTTTCATACTCATTTAAGCAGCCACCCCCACAATTCTTAAATAAGATTTTAACAACTTATCAAAAGGTAACCCTTTCCTATCATTCCAATAATTAATAAATAATTCCACAAATTGCATATCCTTTGACCTTTTGATAAATTCTCTAACCTGTTCTATTTTCAAGTCTTCTAACAATAAATTTCTTAATTTAATATGTATGCTTATAAAATCTTCTTGTCCCATAGCTTGTTTGAGTCGTTTTTTAACACCCTCTAAGTCCATCTCTCTATTGTCTAATACTAATTGTCTATAAGCTACTACATCAAGTTCTAAACAGTTATTACCCATATTTTCTACATATTGTTCAAATGACTTTATTTTTCTATCTGTATTCAACCATACTTTTAAGTCATTTATGCTTTCCTTATTGACTCTGCCTTTTAGTTTTGTGTTAATTACCTCATTGATATTAATAAAATTTTTCATGTTAAAACCCTCCCTTTGTGTGTGAGGTAAGTATTATTTACCTCACAATTTGTGAAATTCTACGCTTTGTTAAGTTGTTTTTATGAAGGATAAATGTTATAATCTATTTGCTGATAGAGTGCCTAACATTTATCCTTTTTTGGTGTTGTTAGGTGCTTTTTTATTCTCTTATATTACCTTCTATTTTACGTCTTTCATACTCTTTAGTAATTTCCTCTAATGAATCTTTATCAATCCTATATATACGTGGTTCTGCCCATTCTTCTAATACATATTCACCTTCGCCAGTATATTCTCCATATATGCTTAAATCATCATCTTCTTCTATAGAGTAATTACTCTCCAGTATTCCTTTAGATTTAGTTTTCCATTCTTCCTCTGAATTTGCAAAGAAACTATCTACAATAACATCTTCAGCTCCTAATGTATCTTTCTCAATATTAATATACAATATTCTGGACATTCTATATATCCTATTGCTTTTGCCTTTTTCCAAAATTCTTCACGTAATTGTTTATACTCAAATTTACATACGAAGAAACAAGTTTCTTTTATATCTCTATCTTCAGTTAAATAAAATCTCATTGTATCCTCTACAAAATCTGTGTTATAACCTTCATTTTTTAATTCTTTAATTTTTTCCCTCAATTCTTTCATGGAAGTTTTAAGTAAATATTCTTTAGCTTCGTTAAGTTCTGTTGAGTTTTCATATTCTTCTTCAACTATTTTAAATTTGTAATTTACAATTTTCACTTCATCATAAAACCAATTTAATATGTCCTTTTGTTCATCACTTTCAAATTGCTCCAAACAATTAATAGCTTGTTCAAATTCATTTTCCAACGCTTCGTCTAAAGTAATTAATCTTGCTCCTAAACTACTATACACATATTCTCCATTGGGATAACTTAAATATTTCTCTATATCTTTTTTATCTTCCTCGTCTTCTTCATTTAAGTCAAAGAATTCAATTACATCTTTCTTTATTTCCTCTTTATTTGTCCATAAAAATTGTACATCATAATTTTCATCATTTAACATTTGTAATCTTTTATCTACTTCTTTAATCAT